AGATGAGGATGACTCATTAAGTTATTTTGCTAAGTTAGCTAACGAAGATTAAGAAAGGGCCGAAAGGCCCTTCTTTTTATCCAAAGACAGTATTTTTTTCTAAGTACATAGCATATGCACTTTCATTAACTCTTGGTCTTACATTTTGACTTGTTATAGTTTTGTTATTGACTACATTGTTTGCTACAGCATAATTACTAACATTAGTAGCACCATTAAAGGATTGACCTTCTTGTAATGAATTTCTCATCTGCATTTCTTTTTTGAATTCATTACCTTTTTTATTGTTTAATATAGGATTTACATTATCACCAGCATCTGGAATTCTTTTTGGTAATTCACCAGTACCAAATAAATCATCAGCTTTCATTCCTCCTATACCTGCATCTTCAAGACTATCATATTTTTCTTGAGCTTGTCTAAGATTTTCACGCAATCTTCTTTCTTCTGCTTCTTCGTCACCAAATGGATTTAATCTTCTATAAAGCGGTGTATCTTCTTTAAACTTATCATATTGTTGTTGAGCTTTATCTAATTCTGCTTGTGCTGCATCTTGTTTGGTTTCTATAGTACCAAAACCTAATATGTTACCAATACTTCTACCACCTATTCCTATTAGATTATTGGCTTTATTACTTGGAATAGATATACCTAATATAGCACTAGTTACTTTGTTAATTAATTTTTGAAAAAAGCTACTTATTAAGTTTGATATATTGTCAATAGATTTTCTAGTTCCTTCTGCATCTAAGTTTTTAACAGAATCAAACAAACTTCCTAATTCTTTAAACATTTCAGATTGTTTCATTTCTTCAATAGACTTAGATATTTTAGCTCCTATAGTTTGAAATATTGATTGATCACCAGTCAATTTAACTCCTAAAACATCTTGTACATACTTAAAACCATCATTAAATCTTTCAACCATATTATCAAAAAAATTGTTTATATTTTTTGCAATTCGTTCATTATCAACTAATCCAAACGTAGCTACTTCTACTATCTGTCCAATAGCAGCAGAAATTCTTTCACTTAAACCAACTTCATCAAAAATTTCACCAGCGTTAGCTGCTCCAAATGCTCCAGCTACAGCTGAAATACCTGTTGCTGCTAAACCTAATTTTTTAGCAGTAGACATACCACCAGATGTTGCTGTGGAAGAAGCTGCTATCTTTTTTCCTACTGATACATCTGTAGCTTTTGATTTGTCAAATTGTCCTTTAAATCTTGAAACAATTTCAGCTCTAGATTCTTTGACTGCTTCTTGTTGTATAGCTAAACTTTGTTGCAATGTAGATAATATTTCTTCAAGTATTTGATTGTTAGATTGTAACGAGTTTGCTATACTTTTAGATGTAGATTTTACTTTTGACTTAGATTGACCTTCACCTTTATCGTCCATTGAAGGCTCAAATAACATATTACCTATTTTAGATAATGTTGAAGAAAATGCAGAAGATGCTGCTCCTGATATTGCTGCTCCTGCTAATAATGGTAATGCCATTTAACTAACCCTTAAATTGTTGATTTTTCTTTTTCATCTCTAACTTCATATTTTCTTCTTTGATATGGTTAATCAACATAGTTGTGTAAATTTCTCTTTCCCATGGTAACATATTTTCAAGTTCTGTTAGTGAGTATTTATGATGATGCATTAACTGAAAATTTAAATGATAATAATTTATCAAATCATCATGAGAAAGAGTTATACGAAAAAATTTTGGAGTCCTTGTATAGTGGTTTTGTTTATATAGTTACATTTTTTACATTCTGCTTCAACATCTTGAAATACTTTAGGAATGTTTTCAAAGAACTCTTCTACTTTAGAAAACTCTTCTTTAGTAAATTGTAGTAAAAAATCTTCAGCTTCTTTCAATGTAAACTTATTAAATACTTCATTTTCAGTAAAAATTTCTTTGATACAACTAGCCACTAATCCAAAAATCTTAGTTTTGTCATTTCCATCAGCTGCTTTCATTATTTCTTCAAACATTGGATATTTGAGTATGACACCAATGTTATCTCTCAAATTTATTTTAGGATCAATATTTTTACCTTTTTCAACTCTTACTTTGTTGAGATCAATTTCAGCTTTCAATTCGTCATTACATTTAGAACATGGTACTGTAACAGGAATAATCTCACCTATTGATTTTGATCTTAAAATTACAAACAAATACTCAATATCAAAACTTGGCAGATCTTCAAGTTTTAATGAATTAAATGTACATGCATCAATAAGCTCTTTGATTACTCTTGAAACTTCATCATGACTAGAGTTAGCAAGACTCATAAGAATCTTATGCTCTTTGACTAAAAAAGGTCTAAACTTTACTTCTTGATCAGTTGAAGGTAATTTAAGTGTGTAAGTGGGTGTTTCTAAAACTGGTAATGCCATATTGTATCTCCATTATATTATGGACCAAAGAATGTTGTTTTTGATCCATCATCATAAATTGTTTCTTCTATAATAGTTTCACCAACAACATGTTGCTTAGTTTGAGGACCTCTTGGTCTAAATGAACCAATAGTTGGTCTTTCATTAACAAATTGCCATTTTCTGTATGAAAATAAAACTATTAGTCTATGTGTTTGATTTTGAGCGTTCATATTAAGTTCCATTTGATTTAAACTTCTTGGAAATGCATCAATAAGTCTACAACCATATGTGCGTCTGTTTAATTCGTCTAATTGATATATTTCAATATCCACTGCATATTGATCTTGAAATGCTACATTAAAAGTGTCTTTATTAACTATAAATCTAGCCCAATCTTCAAAAAATCTTTTAACTGTCATTGCTCTATCAACATGAAATGTCATAGGAAGACCATCGCCACCGTAATCAGATGTGACAGGTCTTTGATATGGTGTTCCATATATTCTATAAGGTTTTACGTTTATATTAAACAACGGAAATGCAGATTGTTCACACATAATAGATATTCTTTGAGGTGGAATAGTTCCAACACCTATTCTTTCTCCTCCTACTATACCACCATTAAGACCTCTTTGTTGTGCACGTGTGTTAAGACGTCTTGGTCTTGGTATAATAACTTCAAATCTATTAGGTCTTGCTAATCCTCTACCTAATACTTCAGCTTGGAAGTTACTTAATTGAAATTGTGAAAAAGATCCAATACTCATCTTGTTATCCTAAATTTTTTAATTGAGTCTCTTATAGCAGTTTCCATTGTTGCTTTTCTAAATCTTTGTACAGGCAACTGTGAAGCTACATTCCAATCTTTAAATGGTATAGTTAAAAGTCTAGTTCTCAATTGTTGATTGTTATATCTTCTTATTGCTGGATTAACAAATCTAAAAACTCTGCTACTTTCTATTAATCTATAATTTAATCTTACTTTAGTTTTTTCAGGTATATTTTTATTAACAGCATATTTTTCAAATTCTTTTAATATATTTAATCTAATTACATGAGGTAGATAATGAAAATTTATTCCAATAAAACCTTCATTCATTCTTCTAAATGGTATAACCAAAGGAAACATATCATAGTAAGGAACGTTTTTATCTAATGGATCATACTTGAATAGATACATAAAACCTGGCAAAGCTCTTGAAGTTAATTTTCCTTCTTGCATTAACTTTTGTGTGTTTATAGTGTTTAAGCCAAGTTGTCTAATTTGGTCTTTGTACCAAGCAGCTGGTTTAATTTCACTTTTACTAGCTTGTCCTATTTGGTTTATTTGTTCTAATATATTAGCCATACTGTTCTATACCTAAATCCTTTTCCGTGAGAACTAAAAATTCCCATCCTCTATCAAGACAGTATTCATTAGCTTGTTTCCACTTTGCTTGATTAGTTCCATAATTAAATACTTCTTGAATGAACCTTTTAGTTTTCTTTTTAGGAATAGCAGGAGGTTTAGTAAACTTTTCAGGTTTTATTTCAACAAGATATTTTCCAATCTTACCATCTTTACTTTTCACCTTAATATAGAAATCCACAAAGTATCTATGTAATTTGCTATCAACTGGAGATCTATAAGGTATAATAGTAGTCTCTGAACCCCATTCTAATACATTCTTATTAAAATCACACCACCTCATGAATTTAAGTTCCCATGAAGATCTGTAAACTATCTCAGATAAATCACCTTTATACTTTTTAGGATTAGTTACTTTGTATCTACCTTTATAAGTTTCTTTATATACCATAAATAATAAAAATTCAAATAACTATTTATTCAATTTAGGACTATTAATGGGAATCTCACAAGAGCAAAATAGAGCTGCAGCAGTACCTAAACCTGTATCTCAAATAACAGAACTTAATAATTCAACTGAGAATGAAAAGTTAAAATCTCCCAAGTTTCAAGATTCAGATTTTAGATTTGGCCAGATATCTTATCCAGATGGTGTATCAACGGATATGGATAAACAACATTACATACAGTTTTTTATTAATGTTAGAAGTAAGTCACAATTTTTAACTAGTGAAGATGAAGACAGAAGAGAAGCAATAATACAAGGGGCTGTTAATCAAGCAGCTCAAGAACAA